GGGCCTCAAGCAGACGACCGAGCTGAACTGGGCCGGGGTCAACATCCATGCCGAGGAGCTGGCGGCCATCGTGCCCATCCCCGAGGCCGTGCTGGACGATGCGGACTATGACATCTGGGGCGAAGTGCGGCCCGCCATCGAGGAAGCGCTGGGGGTGGCCATCGCGCAGGCGGTGCTGTACGGCGTGAACATCCCGGCGAGCTGGGCGACGGACCTGGGCGGCGCGGGCATCGCCATCGCGGCTGCTGCGGGTGGCGCGGCCCCGGCGGGCCACGTCATCAGCCAGGCTGCCTACGCCGACCTGTACGAGGCCATCCTGGGCGAGACGGACGGCGGCGTGGACGGCGCGTTTATGGTGGTGGAGGCCGACGGGTTTGAGGTGACGGGCAGCATCGGCCACATCAGCATGAAGGGCCGACTGCGCAACTGCCGCGATGTCAACGGCCTGCCGATCTTTACCGGGGCGCCGGCGGGAGCGGTGGACTATCGCCTGGGCGGGGTGCCCATCGCCTTCCCCAACGACGGCAGCATCGTGGCGGCCAACTCGCTGCTGATCGCGGGCGACTGGTCGAAGCTCGTCTATGCCATGCGCCAGGACATCACCTACAAGGTGCTCGATCAGGCGGTGATCCAGGACGCGGCGGGCAACATCGTCTACAACCTGGCGCAGCAGGATATGGTGGCGCTGCGGGCGGTGATGCGGTTGGGGTTCGCGCTGCCCAACCCGATCAACCGCGTCAACCCGGTGGCGGCGACCCGCTACCCGTTCTGCATCATGACGGCATAGGGGGAGGATGACATGGCGCTCTTCCCGTTCAATACCAACTGGCCGCGACGGGCGCAGAGCGATGTGCCGGGCATCCGCACCGTGCTGGGGGCGGGCGTCTGCTACGCCCCCGGCAACCTGGCGGCCTCGGATGACGACCGCTTTGTCGTCGCGGTGGACATGAAGGTCGGCGCCTACGCGCTGGCCGAGACGACCATGCCGGAGGCGGCTGTCGCGCGCAAGCTACTGATCGCGGTGACGCAGGACGCGCCTGGCGGCAACGACACGATGGGCACGCTGACCATCGTGGGCACCGACATCGCCGGCCAGCCGCTGACGGAGACCATCGCACCGGCGGCCAATACGACCAAGACGACTCTCAACGCCTTCAAGACCGTGGAGAGCATCACCGGGGCGGGCTGGGCGCGCGACGGCGCCGCCGGCAGCGAGGATACGATCAAGATCGGCACCTCCGAGGCGTTCGGCCTGCCGGACCTGCTGACGGACACGGCGCAGGTGGTATGTGCTTCGTTGAACAACGTGCGTGAGGCAGTGGCGCCGACGGTGACCGTCTCGGCGACGGTGCTGGCGCTCAATACTGTTGACCTGGCTACGACGCCGCTGACGGGCACGCCGGTCAAGGTGTATTACTGGCTGTAAGGAGCAAGCAAGATGGCTGAAGGAAAGGGCTGTTTCTCCGGCGCGCTAGTCGCCGGCGACGCGGGGGTTGGCTCGATGCTGGCCCTGGCCAACCCCGAGGGCGTTGACTTGATCATTACCCGCTTCATGTTCGTCAAGAGCGTGGGCGCGGGCGGTGCGTTCACCGTTGACGCCGGCGTGACCGCTGCTGTGGGCGTGGGCTCGGACACGCTGCTCGACGGGCAGTCGCTGGTGGCGGCGGGCCTCCTGGACAACATCCAGAACCAGGCGGGCAATGGGTTGAGGGCGGCTCTCTGGCCGGCGGCGTCGTTCGTGGTGGCCACGCCCAGCGGTGATATCTCGGCGACCGGCTTCGAGGGGACGTTCTATATCGAGTACGTCAGAGTCTAGGTGACGGCCCGAACAAGTTCGGGAGTCCGGGAGATGGTGGCGATGGATGCAGCAGAGGCGCAGGCGCGGCTGGAGCGGATGACGGATGCGGCGAGTGAGCCGGCGCTGTCGGCGGAGGACGTTGCCGATTGCCTGGCTATGAGCAGGCTGGTCGATGCCGACGGGCTTGCGCCTTCTGAGGTTGCCTGGACGCCGACCTGGGACTTGAACCGGGGCGCGGCGGAAGGTTGGAGACGCAAGGCGGGCAGGCTCGCCATGCGCTTTGACTTTGGCGCCGACGGCCAGACGTTTCAGCGCAGCCAGGCGGTGGCGCATTGCGAGTGCATGGCCGAGCAGTATCGGCGGCGGGTGGTGTGCAGTGTGCCGGTGGTGGGGACGATGGCCAGGAGTGACGATTGATGACGCCCGAAAAAGCGGATGCCGAGTACCGGCGCATGATGCAGGCGCGGGAGCGGGCGGCGCTGACGCGATGGCGGGCGCTGGCGGGCAGTAGCCCCGCATACGCGGGCCTGCTGGCCAGGACCGAGGCGCTGAGGCGCGATGAGGGCTGGGAGCCGGTGGCGTACTTGAGCGAGGAAGAGCGCGATGCTCTCGGCAACTGAGCTTGGGGCGATGCGGGCGGCGGTGGAGGCCAGCCTGCCGGATATGTGCGAGGTGCAGCGGGTCACGCTGGCGGCAGGCAGCTATGGCGAGCAGACGGAGTCGTGGAAGAGCATCGCCACTGTCGCCTGTCGCGTGGCACCCGCTGGCGGCTTGCCGCAGGAGCGGGTGATGGCCGAGCGGCTGGGCAATGTGTCGACGTGGACGGTGACCTTGCCCGCACTGACCGATGTGCGGGTAGGCGACCGGCTGCTCGTTGGTACGCGAACGTTCGCCGTTGCCGGGGTACTGGCGCGCAGCGAGGAGATCGCGCGACGGGTAGTGTGCAGTGAGGCGGTGTAATGCCAGTAGTAGACAGCGTGACCTGCAACATCAGAGACTTGGGGGGCGTGACCATGCATGTCAAGGTGTCGCGCTCGCTCTTCTGGCGCATGTGGCTAACCAAGTGCCTGTTTTGGCTGGGCTGCTGGGTGAGTGGCGCGCGGCTGGAATGGACCGAGGTTGAGTGATGGCCAAGCCGTTGGTGGTGACAAGGATTGTCTTCGACAAGCTGCCGGAGCTGCAGGGAGTGCTGCGGCAACGGGCGAGCGCGGCGGTGCGCAAAGCGGGACATGATATCAAGGCGAAGGCCAAAGAGACGGTGCCGGTGGATACCGGCAACCTGAAGAACTCGATCCAGGCGATGATGGAGGGCGACCTGACGGCTATCGTGGGCACGCATGTAGAGTATGCGCCCCACGTGGAGTATGGGACCCACAAGATGACGGAACGCCCGTACTTGGGCCCGGCGGCGGAAGCGGTGCGGCCCAGCTTTGTGGCGGCGATGAGGGAGCTGCTCAAATAGGGCGCGGTTGCCGCGCCCCTACGATGGGCGGTAGGCATCTTTACGGGGGCCGACCCAGACGATGTTGACGACATGCTCCTGGTCGTCGATGGTGTAGACGATGCGATAGTCGCCGACGTGCAGGCGCCAGGCGGATTGGGCAGTGAGCTTGAGGCTGCTGTGGGGCCGAGGGTCTTGCGCGAGCTCGTCCAGGGCCGCGCGCAGGCGGGCGCGAACCGGGGCCGGCAGGTCGTCGAGGCGTTTTGCGGCGGAGCGCAGGACGCGGACGGTGTAGCTCATGACGGCAGGGCTTCGTCGAGCGAGACCCAGTCGTCGGGCTGGGCGGCCTGGGCTTCGGCGAGCGCCTGGCGGACCTCGGGGTCGCAGGCGAGCTGGGCGTCTTCGAGGGCGTCAAGCATCTGGTTGTAGCGGTCGATGTCGAGCAGCACGGCGCGGATGCGGCCCCGCTGAGTGACAAAGACGGGCCGGCTGAGGTGGGTGATGACGGCGTTCAGGGCCTTGCGCAGCTCGGATACGTGCATGCTGTGGATGGTCATTGGTGCACCTCCTGATGATACCAGTATAGCACGCACTGGCGGTGCTCGCAAGGGGTGAGCGTGAAGGGCTGTAGGGGTGAGCGGTGTTGGAACTGCCGCGCATTGAGGATTGGTTGCAAGAGGTGCTGGCAGGCGATGCGGCGCTGACGGCGCTCTTGGCCAAGCACAAGGATACGGGCCAGTGCGTATACGCCTACGTCGCACCGCAAGGCGCGCCAATGCCCTTCGTGGTCTACAGCCACCAGGGCAGCCACGATGTGCGGGGAGTGGGCCCCAGCCGGATCATGGTCAGTGCGGTGTATCAAGTGAAGGCAGTTGGCCCGGCGGCGAGCATGGGCGCATTGACGACAGCTGCCGACCGGTTGGACACGCTGCTGCAGGGGGCTTCAGGCACAGTCGTCGATGGCGCCGTGCTGGCGTGCGTGCGTGAGCAGCCGCTGTCATATGTCGAGGTGGATAGCAGCACGCGCTACCGCCATCTCGGCGGGCTGTATCGCATCGCGGCGAGGGCGCAGGAGAGCGAGCCGGCACCCGAGCCGGAACCAGAGGAGGCATAAGCAATGACCATTCCTTCAACCCTTGTGCAGGTCACGCAGATCGGCGTCGAGGCGACGCCGGGGACCGCGGTAGCTGCCAACAAGCTGCTGCAGGCCGTCGAGATCGTGCCCTCGATCAAGGGCAACGTGCAGAGCTTTCGCCCCAGGGGGTCAAAGTTCCCCACGCTGGCGGCGCTGGGCAAGGACTGGACCGAGGCCAGGATCAGCGGCCAGGCGGTGTATACGGACATCGTCTATCTGCTGGCGGGCATCCTGGGCTATGCGGAGCCGGCAAAGCAGGGCGAGAGTGCGGCCTACAAGTGGACCTTCACCCCGGCGCAGAACGCCGAAGACTCGATCAAGACTTTCACCGTCGAGTGCGGCTCGGCCACGCGCGCCGGCAGGTTCGCCTACGGGCTGGTGAACAGCTTTGGCCTGAGCTTTGACCGCGATAAGGTGGAGCTTTCCGGCGCGATGTTGGGGCGAGCGTATGAAGACGACATCACGCTGACCGCCTCGCCGACGGCTATCGACCCCGTGCCCATCCAGCCGACCGAGCTGGCCCTCTACATCGACGACAAAGCTGCCGATGTCGGCAAGACACAGATCGAAGCCGAGGCCCTGCAGGGCAGCTTTGAGATCGGCGACCGCTTCGGCGCGGTGTGGCCGATCAACAGCTCGCTGGCGTCGTTTGGCAGCCACGTAGAGACGGTGCCCACGGCAACGCTGAAGCTGTTCCTGGCGGCCAACGACATCGGCATGGGGCCGCTGGCGGCCATGCGCGCCGGCGCCAAGCGCTGGATTCGCATCGCGGCCACCGGCCCGGTCGCCGACGATACCCACCACTACTCGCTGCAGCTCGACCTCTGCGGCACGGTGAGCGAAGTCGGCGAGTCCTCCGATCGCGATGGCGTCTACGCCCTGGAGTGGACCTTCCAGGCCACGCACGATGCGACCTGGGAGAAAGCGCTGACGGTGGCGGTCGTCGACAAGTTGAGCGAGCTGTAGGGGCGAGGTCTCCTCGCCCGCACATAGGGGGATAGTATGGCTTATCTGAGCAAGCTGGGCGCGCGGCGCACGGTGCCCGTGGTGTACGACGGCGAGAGTATCGATGTGACTTTCAGGCCAGCAGGCGTCAATGCTGATTGGCAGGAGCACCTCCAGGGGCTGAAGAAAGACGACCAAACCGGCTATCTGGAGCTGCTGGCCGAGGTGCTGGTGGCGTGGGACATTCTGGACGACGACGGGCAGCAGCTCGCACCCACCGTCGAGTTGATGCGGCGCTTCCCCACCGACCTGCTGTACGAGGTGGCCTGGGCCATCTTTGAGTCGCTGGCCCCAAAACGGAAGAGCGGCGAGCGCTCGGCCGCTGGCTGAGGACGAGCGGGCGCATGGGCGAGGCGCCGGAGTGGTACTGGGACATCCAGGCGGCGCGTTACCTGGGCGTGGCGCCCTGGGAGCTCGCCGCGCAGTCGATTGAGTGGCGCAACCGCGCGCTGGTGGCGATGAGCGCGGAAGCGGAAGCGCGGGATACGTGAGATGGCAATCACCGCAGCACAGCTCATGGTCAAGGTCGGCGCCGATACCAAAGAGGCCGAGTCTGGGCTTGACCGCGTCAAAGGCAAGGTCGGCGGCTTTGGCGCCTCATTGAAGGGGATAGCTCAGCAGGCTTCGAGCTTTGCCATGGCCATGGGCGGCATGAAGCTCATCGGTCAGGTGTTCGATGCTGTCAGCGAAGCAGTTGTCGGCTTCAATGCGCACATGGAGCAATCCAAAGTCGCCTGGACGACCATCCTGGGCTCGGCCGCTGGCGCCAGCGTGATGCTCAAAGACCTGCAAGAGTTCGCAGTGAGCACGCCTTTCGAGTTCCCCCAGCTTGAGGATGCTGCACGACGCCTCTTGGCCATGGGCTTTGCCGCTAAGGATGTAGTGCCCATGCTGACCGATGTGGGCAATACCGCCTCGGCATTGGGGCTGGGCACTGAGGGCGTGCAGCGCATCACGACGGCCCTGGGCCAGATGCAAGCCAAGACCAAGGTCTCCGGCGAGGAAATGCGCCAGCTCACCGAAACAGGCCTGCCGGCCTGGCAGATACTGGCCGACGCGATGGGCAAGCCAGTCAGCAAGGTGCAAGAGACGGCCGGCGAGGGCAAGATCGCCGCCGGCGTTTTCATCGACGCCTTTCGCGAGTTCTCGCAAGCGAACTATGGCGGCATGATGGACGCACAATCCAAGACCTTTAGCGGCGCCATGTCCAACATCAAGGATGGGCTGACGCAGCTCATGGCCTCTGCCTTCAAGCCGCTGTTCGAGCGCATCTCCGAGCTTGCGCAAGCCTTCGCCAACCTCGCTACCGAGGGCGGTCTGGCACAGTGGGCGGAACGTATTGCGGGGGTTGTGGGCAATCTCATCGCTCTCTTCGACCAGTTGTCTGCGCCGGTGCAGCAGGGCATCGTGCTCTTTGCCGGGCTGGCGGCTGCGGTTGCCGTCGTGGCGCCGGTGGTTTCAATGCTGGCGCCGGTGATCTCGGCCTTAGCTGGGCCTATCGGGCTGATAGCCGCAGCCGTTGCAGCGCTCTACGTTGCCTGGCAGAGCAACTTTGGCGGTATCCGTGATACGGTCATGGCAGCCCTGCCCGGCATCGCCGGCGCGGTGCGCAGTATCGTCGCGCGGGTGGTTGGTTTCTTTGCCGAGAATCTGCCCAAGCCTATCGCCATCGGCCAGACCGTATGGAAGGGCATCCAGTCGCTTTGGGCCAAGTTCGGCGACAGCATTGCCGGCATCGTGGGCATGCTGTTGCAGCGCGTGCAGGAGCTCTTCCAGACGGGCCTCAATGTGGTGGGCGACGTTATCGACATTGTCATGTCCGTGGTACAGGGCGACTGGGCGGGCGCCTGGGAGGCTGTCCGCAAGCTGGTCTATGACGTGTGGGCAGGCATCATCGACTTTTTGGCTTCGAGTGCCAAGACGGTGATCAGGCTCATCGGCATGGTGGCCGAGGCATTGGGCAAAGAAGACCTGACCAAAGGGTGGGAAGATGCCATTGACAATCTGGCCACACAGGCCAAGGGATTGGGCGTGACAGCCCTGCAGGTGCAGGACGCCATCGGTGGCGTGGCCGACGCGCAAGCCGAACAGCAGCGCCAGACAGCGGAGGGCAACAAGCTCATTGACGATTGGGCGGCCAAACTTCAGGGTTTTCTGACACCTGCGACCAAAGAGAACACTGGCGCCCTCGACGCCGAAGGTCGTGCGGCGCTGAATGCAGCCCAGGGTCTCGGGCAGGTGGGCAGTGCTGCGGAGGACGCTCAGAAAAACGTCGGCGCCCTGATTAGCTCATTGGTGCTTACCCACCCCGCAAGCCTCGCCGCCACGGCGGCTGTGACGCATTGGCAGGCTGCGGTCGAGGGTGTGAATGGCGCGTTGCGCGCCAACCAGGCCGCAGTCAAGGCCGCGCAGGCAGAGGTCAAAGCGGCGCAGGCTGTGCTCCAGGGTATGCAGGAGCGCCTGCAGGGCATGCAGGACAAGCTCCAGGGGCTGAACGACCAGCTCGCGCAGGCCAAGCAGCGGCTGCAGGAACTGAGCCAGCCGCAGCTGACCGGCATGGGCCAATTTGATATGCAGATTGGCGCCCTCCAGGCGCAGATGAAGCGCCTGGACCTGGCCGAGTCGCTGGGCGTGCCGCTGGACAAGATCATCAAGAAATACCCCCTGCTCACCGAGGGCGCGGAAAAGTATCTCAAGAAGCTGCCCAAGACCAAAGAGGAGCTACAGAAGCAGCTCGAGCAGTTGCAGCTCATGCAATCACTGAGCTATGACGAAAAGCTCAAGCTGCTGCAGCAGGCGGCCAACCCGCTGGCGCCCGAGATGAGCTACGAGGGCGCACTCTCCGGCATCCGCGATACGCAAGCGCAAATGGCCAAGATCACCGCTGAGATCACGGCGCAGGAACAGGCCATCTCGCGGCAGCAGGCGGCGATCAAGGCGCAGGAGGAAGTGATCGCTGCGCAGATGCGCGCCGTCGAGGCGCTGCAGGCTGCGGGCGAAGCGCTCAACGAGACGTTGCGTACCTACCAGGAGCAGTTGCAGGGGGTGCAGCGGCATCAGGGCTTGGTCAACGAGGGCCTGGAGACGGCGTACAAGTGGTTCCTGGAGGACCGCGAAAAGATGCTGGAGATGGGCGGCGCTGCGGCAGAGCAGGTGCCCATCATCGACGAGAAGATGCGCGAGCTCTTGAGCGGCGTCAACCAGTTCGCCGGCGATACGTCGGCGGCAGCACAGGATACGTTGAGCAAGCTGATCGACAGCGCAAGGCTGAGCTCGGCCACGGCGGTTGCCGAGATTGACGCCAGTCTCGGGCAGATTCCGAGTGACATCTACACCTATCACCACGTTATCACCGTGGCCGACATGACGCCTGCGCCAAAGCCGGTCTACAACAACGCCGCCGCGGCGGGGGTTGTGGCGGCACAGAGGGCGGCGGTCAACGCGGCGTCCTCGTGGCTGCGACCCGAGTATCGAGCGGGCGGCGGCTCAGTGTGGCCGGGGCGGGCGTACATCGTCGGCGAGAAGGGGCCCGAGGTGTTCGTGCCCAGCGTCAGCGGCGCGATACTGCCGTCAAAGAGCGACGGCTTTGGCGCAGCGGGCGGTGACATCTACATCGACAAGATCATCGTCCAGGGGAGCGTGACGACGGCGCGCGGGCTGGCCAGCGAGGTGCGTGACGAGCTGCTGAAGATGAAAGCGCGCAACGGGAGCACGGGGTTGTGAGGCCCGAGGTCAAGGTCGAGATCGCCTTTGCCACCAGGCCCACAGAGGCGCCCACCTGGGTGGACGTATCGCAGTACGTGCGCGCAGTGGATACCAGCCGGGGCCGCAATATGGAGCTGGACCGGGTGGAAGCGGGCACAGCAACGGTACTGCTGGACAACCGCGACCGCCGCTTTGACCCGACGAATGTGGCCGGGCCGTACTACGGCTACCTGCTGCCCATGCGGCGGATTAGGTTTGCGGCGACGTGGTTGGGGGTTCGCTATCCGATCCTCGCCGGGTTCGTGGAACGGTGGCCCCTGCGATACGAGGACTCTGACGCCTGGGTGGCAGTTCCCTGTGTGGACGGGTTCAAGGTCTTGAACATGGGCCGGCTCAGCACGAACTATCCAGAGCAAAAGAGCGGCGAGCGGGTCGCGGCGGTCCTGCAGGATGCCCAGTGGACGATGGGCTACAATTGGATTGTGGAGAGCCCGATCAATGGCATCCTGGGCGAGACGACGTATGTTGGCCCGAACATGGAATGGCTGATCCAGACTGGTCTGACGACGGTGCAGGCGGTGACGCTGGACAAGGCCACGCCGCTCTCGCACATGCAGGATGTGACTGAGACAGAGAACGGCACGCTCTTCGTGGACCGCGGCGGCAACCTGGTGTTCTGGGATCGGCATCAGCCATTGACGGCTCCGCAGAGCGAGAGTCAGGCGCTGTTTGGCGATGCCGATGGCGAGCTGTCCTACACAGACATTGAGTTGAGCTATGACGATGGCTTGATTTACAACGAGGTCAGCCTCACCCGGGAGGGCGGTACGGCGCAGGTCGTCGAGGATGTGGACAGTCGGCTCAAGTATTTCCGGCGTACCTACGACAAATCGGGTCTACTGATGACGGCAGATGAGATCGCGCGCAGCGCGGCGCTGTACAAGCTGGCCCAATACAGGGAGCCGGGAGTGCGTGCGAGTCGCCTCATCTTTGAGGGGCCGCTGCCCGACGACGTGTGGACGGCGCTCCTGGCGCGTGAGATTGGCGACCGCGTGACGGTGCGCCGGCGACCGCCGGGCGGTGGCGCAATGATCGAATAGCAGGTGATTGTGCAGGGCATCCAACACGTGATTGACGACGAGGCATGGAAAGTCGAGCTGAACCTCGCGCCGGCTAACGTGATTGCGTTCTGGGTAGTGAGCAACCCCGCCTTGTCGGTGCTCAACTCAACGACTCGGCTGGTGTACTGGCGTAACGGTTGTGCAATCGGAGCGAGAATCGTTCATATCGGCACAGGAGCGGCGCTTTTGAACAGCGGTAGCGGAAGCTGGAAGGCTCCGGTGCCGACGATGGGCCAGGTGGCGCCCGGAAA